TGCAAAGCTTGGTGTTTCTTCAAGAGGTATGGGCTCTCTTGTTGCAAACAGAGAAGGTATCAATGAAGTACAGGATGACTTTCATCTTGCCACTGCTGCTGATATCGTTGCAGATCCATCAGCTCCTGAGGCATTCGTAAGAGGCATCATGGAGGGAGTAGAATGGGTTTGGGACAATGGTATTCTCAAGGCACAGCGTCTTGAAGAAATGAAAAAAGAAATTCAAAAGACTTCTAGCCGCAATCTAGAAGAACAGAAGATTAAAGTCTTCTCAGAATTCCTTCGCTCACTGTAAGAATTTAAAATATAAATAATAAAAGAACATTTAAGGAGTTATAAATGGCAACAACAAAACAATTAGATGAATTAACAGTGGGTGGTGGCGCTACAGGAGTCTCTATGGTTCCTGATGCTGGCACTAAAAAAACCACACTGCCTAATTCTAAAAGTCAAGGCGACATGAATCCTCAGTCAGTAGCTGGTGATCAGGAAGAAACTGATCCACAAAACAACACAGCTCCAACTGGTGATATGTCTGCTCAGAATAAAGCATCCGTTGCAATGAAAGGCGCAGCAATGAAAGAGCATATCGACGCAATGTTTAACGGAGAAGATCTTTCCGAAGACTTCAAAGAAAAAGCATCTACTATTTTCGAAGCTGCTGTTCAAGTACGCATTGCTGAAGAAATCGCAGATCTAGAAGAACAATACTCAACAAAACTAGAAGAAGCTCTTGAAGAAGTTACTACTGAGATGTCGTCTAAACTAGATGACTATCTCGACTATTGTGTTGAGCAGTGGATGGCAGAAAACGAAGTTGCTATTGAGCATTCTCTAAGAACAGAAATCACAGAAGAGTTCATGGAAGGTATGAAGAAGCTATTTGCTGAAAACTATATCGAGATTCCAGAAGACAAATTGAACGTGTTGGAAGAGTTGACAGCAACTGTTGAGCAACTAGAAGACAAATTGAATGCACAGATTAATGAAAACATTGAGCTGTCTAAATCAATTAGCGAATACTCAAAGCACGAAATCTTTGATCAAGTAGCAGAAGGCCTAGTTATGACACAAGTTGAAAAACTTCGTCAGCTAGCAGAGGGTATTGACTTTGACGGATCAGACAACTATATGAGAAAGTTAGTTCTTGTTAAGGAGAACTATTTCCCATCAAAACCAGCAGCTCAAGACATCAGAGAAGAAGAAGAAGCGATTGGTAACAACGATCTAAATGAAGAAACTCAAGTTTCTTTCCAAGATGCAGGAATTAAACGCTACTATAATTCAATCGCGCGAAATTCAAAAGTATAAATAAAATCATATTAACCCTCTAAGGAGATCCACATGAACTTACAAGAAGACATCCAAAGAAAGTGGGAGCCAATCCTGGCTCACCCAGACTTGGCCCCTATCAAAGATACGCACCGTAGAAGTGTAACAGCTGTTATTCTAGAGAATACAGAAAAAGCTCTTCGCGAAGCTAATCACTATGTTCCACAAACATTGACAGAAGCAGCACCTGCTAACCAAACAGGTAATGACATTGATACGTTCGATCCAGTTTTAATCAGCTTGGTTCGTCGTGCAATGCCTAACTTGATTGCTTATGACATCTGCGGCGTACAACCAATGACAGGCCCAACAGGCTTGATCTTCGCAATGCGTTCTAAGTACAGCAACAGCTCTAACGCTGGTGTTGAAAACTTCTACAACGAAGTTAACACATCATTCACCTCTGTTGTTTCAGGTGCTAACACACTTGGCCAGAAGATGGTTGGTACTGTTCCAGGTAACACAACAAGTGGTACAGCTAACTTGGCTGAAACAGGCATCTATAACTTCGGTTCTGGTATGTCTACAGCACAATCAGAAGCACTTGGTACTTCTGGCAACGTTGCATTTGCTGAGATGGCATTCTCTATCGAGAAAGTTACTGTTACAGCTAAATCACGTGCTTTGAAAGCAGAATACACAATGGAACTTGCACAAGACTTGAAAGCAATCCATGGTCTAGACGCAGAAACAGAATTGTCTAACATTCTATCTGCTGAGATTCTTGCTGAAATTAACCGTGAAGTTGTTCGTACAATCAATATCACTGCTACACGTGGTGCTACTGAGAATACAACAACAGTTGGTCGTTTCGACTTAGATACAGACTCTAACGGTCGTTGGTCAGTTGAGAAGTTCAAAGGTTTGATGTTCCAAGTTGAACGTGAAGCAAACCAAATCGCTAAAGCAACAAGACGTGGTAAGGGTAACATGATCATCTGTTCATCTGATGTAGCTTCTGCTCTTCAAATGGCTGGTGTTCTAGATTACACTCCTGCTCTAAACAGCAACAACTTGAACGTTGATGACACAGGCAATACATTTGCTGGTGTGTTAAACGGACGTGTTCGTGTTTACATCGACCCATATGCTGGTGGCAACTATATGGTTGTAGGTTACAAAGGTTCTAGCGCATTTGACGCTGGCTTGTTCTACTGCCCATACGTTCCTCTACAAATGGTTCGTGCTGTTGATCCAGATAGCTTCCAACCTAAGATTGGTTTCAAGACTCGTTACGGTATGGTTGCAAACCCATATGCAGAAGGCGCAACAGCTGGCCTTGGCGCATTGACAAAAGACTCTAACGTTTACTACAGAAGAATCTTAGTTGACAACTTGATGTAATCAAGAATCCCCGC